TTATTTACGGTGGTGAAGCTGCGGACGCTACTGACCACATCATTAAGACTGCTGGTAATACTATCTTTTTCAAAGGTGCTTTAACTCACCTAGATACTGATGGTGACACTAACGCTGTTGTGTTTTCAGATGGTAACTCAAACAGTATAATTTCATTAATAACACCTGCTTCATACGTTATAGACCTAGTTGGCGCTTCAGCTACTGTCTATCATGTGTCAGGTTTCGTTTCTGATGCTACTGTTCCAACATTTACTGACGCATAATATTAGTCAGTAATAACTAAGACTATGAGGAGGGGGTTCGCCCCCTCCTTAACTTAACATGGAGAATACAAATGACTATATCATTAGATAAACTGAAAACAAGACGAGAAGAACTCGCAAAGAATTATGACGACCTAACTAAAAATATTTTTGAAGGCGAAAAACAAGTAGTAAACTTAAAAGATCAACGAAATGCAATGGGCGGTGCCCTACAACAAGTTGAAATGTTTATTAAAGAAGAAGAAGAAAGTGACGTAATGCCAGAAGAAAAGGCAGCAGCACTTAATATCGCAACTTCATAGAAAGATAATTATGGAAAAGAAAGATAACAGTTCTCAACCTTTACAAGAGATTTTAGAGAGTAATCCTAATGCTGAACTAATTGAGGAAGAGGAACTTGACAAAGATTCAAAAAAACAGATTAAGGAAAAGAAATAATGAAAAGTTTTAAACAATACAACGAGGCTTATACTGACGCTGGTGCTTTAAAACAAGCGGAAGATGAAACTCATGCAGCTTTTAATGTTCAAGATCCTCTTGCACTACAAAAACTTAATGGTTATGTTGGTGCATTAGCAGATAAAGAATATTTACAACCAAATGCAGCAGTCGAGCAATTGGCTATGCGACTAGGTACTGTGGGACTAAATTTTAGATTACCTAATATCGAAGGTGATAAAGGTAATACTACTGTTGAAGTAAATCAATTCGGTGGTAGATATGGAAAGACTACAGACAATTCTAACGGACCTATGTCTGATGGAACTGAAATAGAAAATGGTGACGGAATTTCTCATAAGAAAGATGGCGGATTAAAGTTAGAGTTCAATTGGGAAAAACAAGCAAATAACACATATAAGGTTTTTGCAAATTTAGTATAATACGATTTTAGATTGGTGATTTTATAATGGTTGATTTTTCAACTTTGACGCCTGAGAATATTAATATGTTCGCTATGAAACAATATGATAACCCCTCTTGTGTTGATGAACAGGAATTTTTAGATGATATGAAGCGTTTCAAATACTTGAAACGCCTATTTAGAAAATATGAAACATCTAAGGACTTAAAGGCAAGACTGATTATAAATCATATAATCATTCTAACAAATGTATTCGGTGTAGATGCCGCAACAACCCTCCTGTACTTCAAAATAGAGAAAAATCATTGGATAATATTAAAGACATTTTTGGTGTATCTACACTTTATGCCAGAGACGGACTTAATACATACACCGATTGATAGAAAAGTATTAGTAGAACTAGGAAAGATTTAATGAGTAGAGTAGTTGACGCCCTGATAACATATAGAGTACTAAAACTATTGGTTACACCATTCAATAAAACTAAAGCATTTAAACTTGGTATTATTGATGAGAAGGGTAAAGTTTTACTCAAGATGAAGCAGATCAAGAAGATGGATAGTAGTTTTACAAAAACTCAAATGTTGAAATCTTATACTTTATTGATTCGTTTTGTGTTTAATTTGAAAAGACTATTGAGTAAAGTGGGTATTCGTGGTGCATTGGGAACAGCAGCTGCTGCGGCAATTGCTTTCTTAAAAGAAGAAACCGAGACTACTGAGCAACTCGAAAAAGAAGTGTATAAGTACTTAAAAGAAAACGGATTTGAATTTGAAATGAATGAGGGTTACGGTGAACCTTTAGTTGAAGGTCAGTATAAAGTCAGACACGATATATATGATCTAGATGGCGAGATAGTCATAAATAAAGACGATACGATTGATTTTAAGACGGCTACAGACAATATACTTGGGTATGATGTATTCAAGTATCAAGATGTTTATTTAACAACTGAGGATTTATATGTCTAAAATAGAAGAAGACGCTCCAGTAAATGCAACTGGTACTGCCGTTACAGGCACAGGTGATGATAGTTCAACTGTAATCGTTAAAAAAAGAAAAGAGATGAGAGATCGTCTACTAAGAAGATTTAAGATTAAAGAAACAATCGATAGACTGATTCCAACTTTAGAATATCCTAAAGATGAAATAACTGAACGCAAGAAACAACTCAAAGCAATGGCAGTTGGTTCTAAAGATGTTCCTAACTTTGGTAACTCTGATAATCGATACAATCAAGAAGGTGTCGCACAAGATCCAGATGTCAAATCTAAAGACGGTACTCAACCTAAAAAATATTACAAAACATTATCAAAGTCAGAAAAAGAGAAAAGAGCAAAACATTTCTCTAAACAAGACTACAAAAAATCAGATGATAATGATGATTACAAACCAGCTCCTGGCGATAAAGACGCTAAGACTAAACTATCTAAGTACACAAAAAAATATAAACAGATGTATGGTGAAGAGTTTGTAATGGAAGAAATCAAAGGTATAACTAATAAAGCGAAGAAATCAGGAATGCCTTATTCAATTCTCAAAAAAGTTTACGATAGAGGTATGGCTGCTTGGAAAGGTGGACATAGACCTGGTACAACGCAACAACAATGGGCGTTTGCAAGAATTAATTCTTTTATAACAAAGAGTCCTGGTACTTGGGGTAAGGCAGATAGTGACCTTGCGAAAAAAGTAAGAGGACAATGAGTAAGTCTTATAAAGATTTTGTAAAAGAATATAGTATGGGACTACAAGTTCCTGCTACAAGTTATTTGAAACCTTTAGGTTCACTTATTTCTGGTAAACCTTTACGGAAGAAAGAAAGTGTATCTAAAGATAAGATTATGAAGAAGAAAAAGATATCAAAAAAATAAGGAGACAATTATGTTAACAACAGTAAAAAATTGGTGCGGAGATAGATTTAAAGAAAGAACATCTTGGGATGGCGGAATGCTTATCGGTGGATGTCTTTGTGTAATTCTACTTGGCGGTATTGCTAAATGGGCTGCTTGGGCAGGACTCGTTTGGGGTATCTATACAATAGTTAAATCACAATAAGGATTCTAACATGGATGATAATAAGTTAACTGAACTATCATCTAACTTTACTTGGACAACAGCCTCTTATATGGCAGAGTTGTCCAAGTATTGTTATGACAGCGAAGTAAAATTTAAAGACGCTATAGCAGATAAATCTTGGACTATCAAATACTTTGACTTTGGTGGTACTCAAGCATATGCTCTTAACGGTAAAGATAATTTCATATTAGTTTTTAGAGGAACACAACCTAATGAATGGCAAGATATCAAAGCAGATTTAGATGTTAAGAAAGTTAATTCATCAACTGTCGATGGTCATGTAGAAGGTAAAGTTCATAGAGGTTTCAAATATGCTCTGAATGATGTTTGGAAAAACATTAAAGAACATATGGAAAAATGTAATACAAATCAAAAACAAATATTCATAACAGGTCATAGTCTAGGTGCTGCTCTTGCTACACTAGTTGCAGGTAGATTAAACAATCCAGATGTAGTTTTATACACATACGGATCGCCTAGAGTTGGAAGTAAGAAGTGGAATTCTATGCAGAAGTTCACTCATTATAGATTTAGAAACAATAACGATTTGGTGACTAGAATACCACCTGCGTTTATGGGTTTCAGACATAATGGAAAATTTATGTACTTTGATACAGATAGTGAAGTATCAGTAAATCCAACATTTAAGAAAAAATTAGTAGAATGGTTTAAAGGAATGATTAAAGGTATATTTACACTTTCATTTGATTCTTTTAGTGACCATGATATATCTACATATCATAAACTATGTAAATTTCAGGAGATGAAATAATGTGGGAAATAATTAATGATATGGCAACTAACAGATTGTGGATTTACACAGCATTAGTCGGGTCATTATTCGGTCTTGCATTTTCAACATACTTTAAAGGCACAAGAATAGGTCTTTGGATGTATGGTAAGTTTGATACATTTGCAGACTATCTAGTTGAACGCTGGGGATTAACTTGGTTACAACAACCAGATGACGCATGGAGAAAGAAGTATCCATATGTTACTAAAAAGATTGACGAGATAGAAAGAAACTCTATAAAACGAGTAGTAGAGTTAGAAAAAAGAATAATTAAATTAGAAAAATAATGTTTAAAATAAAACTTATTATAATGTTGATTGCGGCAGTAGGTATTGCTGGTGGATTTGCTTATGTGTATAAACTTAAAGCAGACAATGCTATACTTAAAGCAAATCAAATACAACTAGAAACTGCTATCGATGAGCAACAAGAAGTTATAACTCAACAAAAAGAGTCATACGAAAATATCTTAACTACAAATAAAGAACTAAGTGCTAAACTAGAAGTGCTTCAAAAAGACAATGACGAACTTACTAAGAAGTTTGCTAAGTATGATATCGCAACTTGGGGTATGGAAAATCCTGAGGCAGCACAGAAAGTTATCAACAAAGCTGTTCGTCATGTAAATAGATGTATAGAGATTGCTTCTGGTTCTCCTCTTGTTGAGCAAGATGATTATAATAAACAATGCCCTGCATTGATAGAGAGTTTAAAATGAGAGTATTAATTATAGTATTAGCAATGTTTCTAATGACTGCTTGTGCTGGTATTAAGAAAATAGAAACAGTAAAAGTTGCTATTGCAAAACCATCTCTTAATCTAGACTTACCTAACCCACTTACTTCAAATGATGTAGAGTGGATTGTAATTAACAAAGACAACTATCAAGAGGTCTTTGATAAACTTACAGCAGATGGTAAACAACCTGTACTATTTGCACTTACAGATAAAGGTTATCAAGCATTGGCAATAAACTATGCAGACATAAGAAAAGTGATTGCAGAACAGAGACAAATTATCATTTCATATCAGGAATATTACGAACCACAACCTTCAGAATAGATAAATATTAGTATGTCAGATTTAGAAAAAATCAATACTAAGATAGCTTTATTAGAAAAGGATGCAGAGGCAAGCGAGAATATTCATCACAGACTAGAAGTTGCTATTGAAAAACTATCTGATTGTGCCATATCTTTAAAGGGTATGTTAATACAACAAGAAACTAAACTATCTAAGGCAGAGCAAACAGATGAGGATATCTTTATCACTTTAGAGTCTCGAAGAAAAGAATGGGACAATGATCTCAAGGAATTGCATTCCAGAATAAATACCGAGAGTAAGTATCTAAGAGAAATGCACTCGTTATCTGAAGCAAAGATAATGGAAGAAATTCGTGGTATCAGAGCTGGGTTAGATAATAGAGTTGGTATGTTAGAGAAGTGGCGATGGGTAATCATAGGTTGTGCCATTATGGTAGGATTACTGATGAATAACCCAGTATTCTTCGAAATGATTGCTTGACTTTTCAACCAATTTTTGTTATAATGTATAGATGTCATCTTATATAGATATTAAATTTCTCAATCTTTTATCTACAAGACTTCCAAAATTCAAAAGAAAATCGGATAAACTATTTAACTTTAGATGTCCGCATTGTGGTGACTCTAAAAAGTCATCTAACAAGGCAAGGGGGTTTGTGTATGAGAAGAAGAATGAACTGTTTTTCAAATGCCATAACTGCGGTATGGGCCAATCACTCGGCAATCTCATTAAGTTTATTGATCCACTTCTACATAAAGAATATATCTTTGAACGATTCAAAGATGGTAGAGTAAGTGAAGAAAAGACTGAACTTGATTTTACTCCTTCAAAAGAACTAAAAATAAAAGATAGAGTTGAGCGACAACTTGACACACTCATTCGATATGATAAGTTAGTCACAACTCACCCAGCAAAACAAGTACTATACAAAAGACTTATACCTAAAGAACATTGGGATAAGTTTTTCTTCTGTCCTAACTTCTATGAGTGGACTAATAGTATCATACCTAATAAGTTTCCAGATACAAGACAAGATCACCCTAGAATTGTAATACCTTTCTATGATAGAGCAGGTAAATTCTTTGCATTTCAAGGTCGTGCATTTGGTAAAGAGCAACCTAAGTATATCACAATCAAATTTGATGAGTCTAAACAAAAAATCTATGGTTTAGATAGAGTTGATTTGAATAAACCTGTGATGATAACAGAAGGTCCTATCGATAGTTTGTTTGTTGACAATGCAATTGCACTCGCTGGGGCTGATGCTGTTGTAAATATACAACACACTCAATGCACTATGATCTTTGATAATGAACCTAGAAACAAACATATTGTAGACCGTATGATTAAGGCTGTAGATGAAAAATTTAATTTGGTCATCTGGCCAAAGTCTTTACAAAACAAAGACATAAATGATATGATAATTGCAGGAAAGACCCAAACACAAGTGGCAAGTCTTATATATAGTAATACATTTAGCGGACTTTCAGCACTTCAACAAATAAACCAATGGAAAAGGATATAACCCCTATGTCGAATCATCTACCTACAAGCTATCAACAATACATTCATAAATCAAGATATGCGAGGTTTGTAGATGAGGATAAAAAGAGAGAGAGTTGGCCTGAAACTGTAACAAGATACTTTGATTTCATGGCAAATCATCTAAAAGAAAATCATAAACATAGTATACCTAATAGAGAAGAACTAGAAGAAGCAGTTCTAAATCTAGATGTAATGCCTTCTATGAGAGCATTGATGACTGCTGGGCCTGCATTAGATAGAGACCATACTGCTGGTTACAATTGTAGTTATATTCCTATTGACAATGTAAGATCATTTGATGAAGTAATGTATATACTATTATGTGGCACTGGAGTTGGTTTTTCAGTAGAAAGAGAACTTGTAGACAAGTTGCCAACAGTTGCTGAGCGTGTTGAAAAATCAGAAACAATAATCGTAGTAGAAGATAGTAAAACAGGATGGGCAAGATCATTCAAAGAACTAATCGCTATGTTATACTCTGGTCAGATACCTAAGATTGATGTATCTAAAATCAGACCTGCAGGTGCAAGACTTAAAACTTTTGGTGGTCGTGCTTCTGGTCCTCAACCATTAGTTAATCTATTTGATTTTGCAATCAATACATTTAGAGATTCTGCTGGTAGAAAACTTGATAGTTTAGAATGCCATGACCTAGTGTGTAAAGTAGGTGAAGTAGTTGTAGTTGGTGGTGTAAGAAGATCAGCACTAATCTCACTAAGTAATATTCAAGATGATAGAGTTCGTAAAGCGAAAATGGGACAATGGTGGGAGATGAATAGTCAAAGAGCATTGGCAAACAACTCTGCTTGTTATACTCGTACTCCTGATATGGGATTGTTTATGCATGAATGGAAATCATTATATGATTCTAAATCAGGCGAGAGAGGTATCTTTAATCGTGAGGCTGCGAAAAAGAAAGTTGCAGAAAATGGTCGTAGAGATCCTAACCATGAATTTGGTACTAACCCTTGTTCAGAAATCATATTAAGACCATATCAATTTTGTAATCTAACAGAAGTAGTCATTCGTGCTATAGATGAATCAAAAGATTTAAAAAGAAAAGTTAGACTTGCAAGTCAACTAGGTACATATCAATCTACACTTACAGATATTAAATATCTAAGAAAGATATGGAGAGACAATACAGAAGAAGAAAGACTACTTGGTGTATCACTCACAGGTATTATGGACAATCAATTAACGATTGAAGCAGATCCTAAACTATTAAAGTCTATGCGAGAAATGGCAGTAGAAACTAATAAAGATTTTGCAAAGAAACTCAAGATACCTCAATCAGCTGCTACAACTTGTATCAAACCTTCTGGCACAGTCAGTCAGTTAGTTGATAGTGCTTCAGGTATTCATACAAGACATAGTGATTATTATATTAGAACTGTAAGAGGTGATAATAAAGACCCACTAACTCAAATGATGAAAGATCAAGGTATACCAAATGAACCAGATGTAATGAATCCTACTTCAGTTAGTGTATTCTCTTTTCCTACTGCTTCACCTAAAGGTGCAGTTACAAGGGATGAGTTTACTGCTATCGAACAGTTAGAGATTTGGTTAAAGTATCAAAGAAACTGGTGTGAACATAAACCTTCTTGCACAATATCAGTAAGAGACTCTGAATGGATGGAAGTTGGTGCGTGGGTGTATAAACACTTTGACGAAGTATCTGGTGTAAGTTTCTTACCTCATTCTGACCATACATATCAACAAGCACCTTATCAAGATATAGATAAAGAAAAGTATAATGAACTTAAAAAGTTAATGCCTAAGTCAGTTGACTTTGAAAAACTAAAAAATTATGAAAATGATGACAATACAACTGGTACTCAAGAACTTGCTTGTACAGCAGGCGCTTGTGAGATTGTAGACATCACTTCACAACCAGCAGGAATTTAATGACATTAGAAAAGAAATGCGATAACTGTTCCGCAGAATATACAGTTAAACACGAACTGCCAGAAGATTATGTGGAACAATTTTGTCCATTCTGTAGTCACGAACACGAAGAAGAAATTGAAATAAAAACAGACATAGATGAAGATTGGGATTGATTACAGTCTAAGTTGTCCTGGAGTATGCATAAACACTAGTACTGATGAATTCAGATACGAAGATTGTAAGTTCTACTATCTAACAACTAGAAAGAAATTTGTGGGTGCATACAAGCACAATGGTGTATCCTTCGAGGGTACTGAACATAAACCATATTCGTCTGAACCTGAACGATATGAGAATATCGCAGATTGGGTTGTAGATATAATCAACTCATACTATCCTAAATCGATGGCTTCTAAGAAGAATCATACTATCAATCTAGAAGATTACTCTTATGCCTCAAAGGGCAGAGTCTTTCATATTGCTGAGAATATGGGACTACTCAAACACAAACTCTATCTAAATAACTGGGACTATAGTCTACTTGCACCTTCTGTTATAAAGAAGTATGCTACAGGTAAAGGTAATTCTAATAAAGAAGCAATGACTGAGCAGTTCGCCTTAGATACTGGTCTCAATGTATTAGATATGTTCGAATGTAAATATACATCACCTGCTACAGATGTTGTGGATGCGTATTATATATGTAAATATCAGCCAGAAATTAGTGAAAATCCAATTTTGTCTAAATAGAAGCATACGACATCCAATGGATGCGTAACAACTCCGAAATTTGATTTGATATCTCAAACTTCACTAAAACCTAAGGCGTGATTATGGCAACATTTAGAGTGCTCATAATTAAAATTTTAAAAAAGATGATTAGAGATTCTTATCATCCAGAAAGACACTATCTAAGAGGGATACAAGTATCAAACCTAGATAATTCTATCGACAAATAGAGATTTTAAAATACACATAACGAATCATAGTTATAAGAACGCCCTAGGACTCATAAAAACACTCAAAAATCACTTAGAATCACCTTAAAATACGCATTTTTAGTGTGTCTTTTATGCAACACTTCTAATTTAAATAAAAAACTCAATGAAATCAATAGGATAAAATGGCATATATGCCCGATAGTGCTTGAATCTGCCGTGGAATAGTATATAATAAGAGTATATTAACAAACTAACCGAAAGAAAACATTATGACTTTACAACAAATATTTGAAACATTTAAAAATCTTAAAACTTCATCTGATAAATTAACTTTTATTGATGAGTTAAAAGTGATGACTCAAAATAACATTATCAATTTTGATATCAACTTCGAAACTATCGAAGAAAACATTATGAACGAAAGATAGAAATATGACAATACTATTATACATTACATTATCACTAACTGCCTTCTTTGCTTATTGTACGGCAGTTGCTTACTATCAATCTTTCAAAGAAGAAATCGGAGAACTTTAAAATGATTAAAATTTTCAAAACTGCTAAATCTTTACAAGACGGCATTACAAATATGATGGCTGGCGCTAAAGAAGATTATGCTCAAACAATGGGTAGTTCAGATTCTGCTTACACTAAACAAAAACTTGAAAAGTATGATTCAGAAACAACTATCAAAAACGGCAAGAAGTATGTCAAAGTTATTCATGACCGATCTGTTTTTGCTTTTATAGTAAAAGAAGATTTTAAACACTTCAGACGAGGTGATGTATTAAAACCTGCAGGTTGGGCTGCACCGGCACTTAATCAACCAAGAGGTAATGTTCTAGAGGGCAACTACCCTATCCAGTGGACGGGGCCACTTTACTTGTAAGATGAAAACTATATTTAATTTTTTATTTAATATTGTAAAATTAATGTCTATGTATTTAGTATTAGTTTTCGGAAGTCTTTTTGTATTATACTTAACAGTTTATTTAATATGATTAGTAGTTTTTTAATATTCACAGGTTTATCAGTTTTATCAATAATCGTAATCGGGAAAATAACATGATATAGTA